AGCCCACCGACCTAAGCCGATGAGCAACGCGCTAGTACCTAACCGAGATGAGCCAGAGAAGAGCGTTCGTGACGCGCTTCACCTCGTCGTCGGTGGTCCACATCGAGACACGGGCCTCGGCTTCGCACTTGATCACATCGCCCTTCGTGATGTCAGTCATCGAGGCTCCCCTCGCGGACGATGCGCTCCTTAACCTTCCCGCCGTGTTCGAACCTCTGCTTCGAGACCGTGAGGATTTCAACGTCGGGAGATCGCCAGTAGCGCCGGATCGAATAGGCGACCACGGTCCGGGCGAGGCCATCGAAGTCACGGGTCGTCTTACCGATGACATGGTCGATGTCGCCGTTCGATTCGGCGGCGAGGTCGTCGAGCTTCGGCCAGCGGTGCATCATTCCGGGAACGCCGAGATCGAGGTAAACCTCCCAGACGCCGAAGTAGCCATCCGGCACGATGTCGGGCTCTGTTGAGTCATTCGAGTAGACGAGCGAGCGGGCCTCCTCGGCAAGGCGAGCATTGTTGTCGTTCAGTGGGGTGACCTTGATTCGGTGCTCTTCAGGCATACCAACGCCCATCGATCGCCTTAGCTATCCAACTATGCATATGTACCTGTTCCTTATGTCTTACCTATAAGTGGCTAATGCCACTATAGGGGAAATGTCAAGCTGTCACGTAGTCCAAACGAATCAATTAGCTCGAGTCCCCTAGGTCATATGAATCAATTGGAATAGTGACAATGAACTATCGACAAGGTGTGTGATTTGTGTATATGGAATGTCCAAAGGGGAGGGGGTAGTGCCGACTAGGGGCCGGCGACATGATGATAGATCGTCAGGCGCAAATTTGCATCGTTCTGTTTTCTTGACGTGAAGATACAACGAAAGGAGCCCCGCCACGTGAAACACAAAGAGCCCCGCCACCTGTAAAGGCGACGGGGCTCCTGTTAATTAAGCGTTCGCCTCACTGGCCATAACCAAACTGGCCAGGTGGCTGCTGCTGCTGTGGCGGCTGTGGCGGCTGCACAGGTGCAGACTGCGCAGGTGGCTGCTGCATCGGCTGCGCAGGCTGCTGAGGTGCAGGCTGTGGATGCATCGGCTGTGCAACCGGCTGCGGCGCAGGCTGCGGGTGCATCGGCTGCGCTGGTGCCTGCTGAACTGTCGACGGTGGTGCCTGTGGCGCCCCTGGAGGCGACCACGGACGGTCTGGCTCATTGTCGTCAGTGACGAATTGCTCGAGCTCAGGTGGCAGATCGCCGACCCACGCAAGTCGCTTGTACTTCTGACCACCACCACCTTCCACGAGGCTGTCCAGAAGGCGAACTCGCTGCCCGACAAGTGCCGTGCAAACGCCTGCAATGAAGTTCGCTGCCGGACTGTTGACCGAACCGATGTCGATCTTGCCCTTGTCCTGGTGCTTTCCGTGCTCCGGCGTGTAGTACAGCCAGATGTACTTACCTCGCTCCACCTGAACACCGGTGATAGTGCGAGAGTAGGTGTAGCGGGCGCCCGCTTCACGAACTCTCGATTCCCATTCTCCATATTCCCCGGCCATTCCAGCCTGAATCTGTTGCAATGTGTACATTTCCTATTCCTTTTCCTTTTCTGTTCTCATTGTTGAGATAGTCCGAACTGCTGCATGTGCTTTGTGCAGTAGTTCCCAGCAAGCTCGATGAGCTCGCAACCGAAATCGTCGCCGCAATCCTGACGGTGCTTCGTGCAGAATCTCGTCGTGCAGTCGCGCACCCGCCTCTTGCCGCAGTCGAGCGAGAGATCTGGTGCGGGCTCAGAAGGTCGAATGGCCGGCTCGCCCTCGAGTATCCGCTCCACCGTGATTGACATCGCATAGTCGCCCGTCGCACGCCTGTACGGGCTGAGCGCTCCCTCAATGGAGATCCAGTCGCCCTGTTGGTACCTGGCGAGACTCCTGCCCTCTGCGTCAGTGGCCGATATGGGGATGTTCCCGAACTCCCACTTCGTGTGTGGAGTGAGTGTCTTCACCATCGCCTGAGTCCACGGATGACCCACGATGGGGTCTCGAAACAGCCTGCCGCATAAGTAGACTTTGGCCTGATATTCCAATAGATTGTCCTTAGCTAATTGTGTATGAACGCCCGTCGAAAGCTGACCAGCTCGGCGGGCGTTCTTGCGTTTTAGCGCAAGTCGCCGATCTTTCGCAACTCGTGCTCGCCCGGCGCGCCCCACCGCTGCTACAACTGACCGCTGCAGGTGGCATTGGCAACCACTCTGCGTGAGCTTGACATGGTGCAGTAGACTGTACCCTTGCAACTTCATCCTTCCCAGATATGGGGAGTAACTCTTTTCTGCGCTTTGCTTGGATAGCCCAAAACCCAAAATACGAAATGGGGGTTGGGCGAGCCCGTAAGGGGGCTTCAGAGGGGAGTAAGTGCTCCAGAGGTGATAAGGGGATGACGTAAAAGTCTCCATGCCGACTGGTCCCTGTTATATCTTGACCACCTCTATGCCCATTTTTAAGTAGGAGCACATGGACTTCACTGTGATCGATACCGACGACCTGGAACCGCCGAAGCTCGAGACCGAGCCCAAAGAGGAGATCAGGCTTCCGCCACGCCAACGAGACGGATTGCTCGTTCGGCCAGATCCGGCGTCATCGAGCCTCGAGGAGTGCATCGAGACGATCCGAATCCTCGAAGACGAAATGAACCATTGGGAGAAACCTGATGCCGGCATCGTTCGCGAGCTGCGCGTGTGGCGCCAGCATCGCCTCGAGCTTGAGGATCGAGTGAGCCACGAGCAGGCTGGCCTGTTCTTCCCGAGCGGAATGAGTAGGCAGGAGATCATCGACGAGCTGGAGCGGCTCCTCGAAGTGGCGAAGTCACTCCCAGACCAGCTCTACGGGCTGATGTCTTCGTAGACATGTTCCCCGAGAAGTCGGGGGAGGATCTCGGACTCCCAAACAGAGCGCTTTCGACGCCTAGCGTTCTCGGCACCTGATACTTCTTCAAGGTGGGCAGGATTACAGCAGACCCGGTTCCGGCACAGGTGGTCAATCGTGGTCTCGCGGTCGATTGGTGAGACCATCTTGCCGTATACCACTCGATGCACGAGCTTTCCTCGCAGGAGGCCGTAACCCGCGGTATTCAGCGCTCCCATGTAGAACCAGCAGCCGGTCTTACTGTCCCATTCCACGGATTGGAGAATCTGGAGCAGGATTGGTCTGCCGTCCTCGATTTCAGTTACTCCGGTACGCCTCACCCGCATGTAGTGCACCTTGCAGTAGCCCTTTGTGTGGGCTGGTTCCATGCAATCCGGTGCCTGACAGAAGGGCTTGATCTTGTAATCAGGTTCGTTAGGGCCCCTGAGCTTCGGGTTTGGGTTGCCCCGATATTGGGCTTGGTAGTGCCCCCTACACATGCCCTTCACGTGGGCAGTCCTACGGCATCCGTCAATTTTGCAAGCTATGTACTTCCTCATAAAAAACCACAAGTACCGCGGTGTGTAATTTTTTTCCAGTTGACGGTCGTGAAAAATCAACGATTTCGATACTGGTGTCACACCACCCCTTGCGGATAAGTAGAAGCTCTCTATTTGGAGGAACCATCACATGAGCACGCAAGGCGGTCTGGCCGTCAGCAAGACACTGGTCTCGGACAACGAGATCCTTCCTGGTGAGGAAGCGATCTGGGAACTCACCTTCGACAACTCGACCACCGAGCCCATCGAGGTCATGGTTTTCGACGCCCTCAACGCGTACACGATGGAGTCGTTCGCATGGTCAGCGGTGACCATCGGCCCCGGCAACGTCACTGGCAGCTCCGGCGCAGGCGTCGACCTCATCGACGAGACCATCACCATCGATCCGTTCACCCGGTACCGCTACACCATCATCGGCACCTCGCTGAGCCCGATGCGCGGCACCATGACCAACTGCGCGCGCTGGTGCACGGCAGACGACGAGTTCCCGCAGTACATCGCCTCCGAGGCGGTCTACGTCGGAATGCTCGAAGTCGACGCTTGCCTGGACCACAACAGCCATGACCTCAACACGGCGCTCTACCAGTTGCTTCCAAAGCGTGGTCGCGCATCGAAGTTGTTTGACTTCATCGAAGCCGGCTATGACCTCGTCGACGTCCTCGAGCATGTCGCTAAGGACATCATGGGCAATGACTCCAACGCGAAGCCGTTCAACCCGGACTACGCCGGGTTCGCCGAGGCCGCTGCAGCTCAAGCCGAGCTCGAGGCTGCCGAAGCTGCTGCCGAAGCCGCAATGGAAGCTGCCATCGCTGCAGCTGAAGCTGCCGAAGCTGCGGACGCGGTGAACTAATGAGTCTTGATCCCTCACTTCACCAAGGCGCGATCGACTTCATCAACTGCCTCAACAAGCAGGTTGGTGAGGGATCGACTCTCGCGCAATCCATCGCATACCTCCTCGAGAACTCGACGATCGTTCGCGACTGCATCCCAGATGCAGGTGCTGGCGGCATCGATCTCGACGGAGGTCCGTACTCGGTCACGTTTAACACGCCCAACGAGGGCGACATCGTGCTCACCGACATCACGTCGGGCGAGTCGGCGACCATCGAGATCCTGCCGTTGCTACAGAGCCTCATCGACAACATCGACTTCACGATCCTTGAGCCAGGCCAGTGCGAAGCGATCTTCCAGTGCATTCTGGACAACGGCACCGAAGCGCAATGGAACCAGCTCATCGACATCTTGTGCGCCATCGAGGCTCCACCGGCTCCCGCCGGCATCGTCGGAGCGAGTGGCACGCTCCCCAACGGCGTGGACTACACGCTGTCGGTTGTCGGCCCTGGCTCCTTGATTCAGTCGCCGTCCGGCGCGAGTCAGTGGGACCAGAACTCGATTCTCGAGATCCAGTTCTCTGAACCTGTCGACTTCGAGACGGTTACCCCAACAGACCTTTCCGGGCTGAACCCTGCCGTTCAGCAGTGGCACACGAGCGGAGGCGTGTCTTCGGGCATCACCACCGACTCGGCAGTCGTGCCCACGTACACGCCAGGAGCCGTCGATATCACCAGCAAGCTCGCGTTGGGCGTTGGGTCGGCGACCGACAACGGCTCGACCGGCGCGACTGGCGTTGCCGCGACCGACGACTGGGGAACGCTCCTGTTCTTCGGCGTGACGTCGGTACAGATCCAGGGTGTGAGCACCGAGCTGATGCAGTTCCAGGTGACCATCGACGGAGGCAAAGCTCTTGCAGCCTGCCTGTTCGACGGTCTCACCGGTCCCGATTGCGTGACGCTGTTCAACTGCATCATCGAGAACGGCAGTCCGGCCCAGTTCACCGAGTTCATCGAGCAGGTCAACTGGTCACAGATGAGCGAAGAGGTCTGCACGGGCATCTTCCAGTGCATCATCCAAGAAGGCTTCACCACGCAGTTCAACGAGTTCCTCAACAAGATGGACTTCTCTGAGCTGTCGACTGAGAACTGCCGAGCGATCTTCCAGTGCATCATCGACCTTCGAGATGAAGCGCTCACCAACGCGTTCTTCCAGACGTTCAACTTCAACCAGTTGACCAACGCTCAGGTGGTCGACATCCGAGACATGATCGGCCCGTTGTTCACGGTCAACGCTGGAACAACCGCAGATGCCGCCGACGACGCGCTTGGTACTGCCGAGGTGACCTTCGGCGACATCGTTCACTTCTGGTCACCCGATGGCACTTTGCTGTTCGGAGTCACCGAAGGTTCGGCGATTGTCGCGGCAACGCTCAACCCGACTGTGCTGACCGGCATCCAGCACACAACCATCACCAACATCGACCTTCAGCCGACTGTGAACCCCAACGAGTTCACGGTCGAGATCGAATGGACCGATGGCGACGGCAACGCCCAGACCACGACCGATCCAACGCCAGTTACTTTCGGCTTCACGCTGACCGACAACACGTTGGCCGACTACCTGGCCGCAGATCCAGCAGTGGACATCAATGTTCGTCAGACCTCGGCATTGTCGCTTCGTGAGGTCCTCCGGGTCCACGAAGGTGGCGGCAGCAACGTCGCCCTCGGTGTTAACTCAGGCATCGGGAACACTGGTTCAAACACACTGTTCTCCGGAAGCGCCGCGGGCCAGGGCAACACGGCCAACTCGGTTACGGGCATCGGCGTCAACGCACTGCGCGACTCGGTCAATTCGCAAGGCGGCTTCGCTCATGGCGTCAACGCCGCCCGCGATGCCAACTTGCTGTCGAACTTCCTGGCCGTTGGCCAGCGAGCGCTTCGTGGAGCGGGTGGCAACGCAAAGACCGCCCTTGGCGACTCGGCTGGCCAGAACTCGTCTGGAGACCATCAGGTCTTCCTTGGCGATGCGGCTGGTCAGTTCAACAGTGGCTTCAACGTGTTTGCCGCTGGACGGCAGGCAGCCCGTGGGAACGCCGGCTCCTCGGTGCTCGCACTGGGAGAGCTGGCAGGCTCCAGCAACGCAGTAAGCGGTGCGGTCATTCTCGGTGCAGCCGAGTTCCCGACCTACGCTGATCATGCCACTGCGTATGCAGCGCTGCCTGCCCCTTCAGCCAACGGCGTCTACGTCTACCGCATCGTCGGTGACGGCCGGGTTTACTGGCGGAGCACCAGCGTTGCCGACACGGCCAGCGGAGCCGGAACCGACGATCAGAACGCAACCGAAGTTCCGATCACTGACCCCAGCGACATCTTCACTGCCACCACGGTTGAGGGTGCGCTGGCAGAGCTGTTCAATCTCGTCAACGGTCTCCCTCCGGAGACCGATTCAGACGTGCAGACGGCTACGGCTCCGTTCACGACAACCAACGGCGTTGCCGTACTCGCTGGCGGCACGTTCGTTCAGCTCGACAATGGAGAGACTTGGGCCAGCCCGATCCCAACGGCTTCCCTGATCTCCATCGTGGACGCCAACGGCTACCTCGATGCCACCAACGTCGAGGATGCGCTGGCCGAGCTTGCAGCTCCATGCCCGCCTGTCCCCGGACTCGGTGTGTTGTCTGCGCTGTTCCAAGATTCGGGTGTGCTCCCCAATGGCGTGACCTACACGGCCACGTTCAGCAACGGAGTGACCTACCGGGCTTCGGACGGCACGATCGACTGGCCAGGCGGCACCGTCACGTTCGACTTCTCGGCTCCGGTCGACATGATCATTGCCGGTCAGTCGACGGCTCCGTTCACTCGGATCTCGCTTGGCAGCGCTGAGGTCATCTCGACCAACGGCGACCCGATGACGTACTACCCCGGTGGCGTCGACGCTGGACTCGTTGGCAGCGGCACTCAGCAGCTGACCGATGGAACCAGCGTTTCGGCTGCGTCCGATTGGGGAACGATCTACATTCCGAACACCACTCAGGTGACCTACTTGGCGGCGAACAACGAAGAGGCACGTTTCTTTGCCTCCCCGTTGTCGGTCCCTGTGGCACCTGAAGCGTCGGCGTGCGATCAGATTCAGGCAATGGCTATCGGCCTTCAGGAGCGCATCGGTCTCAACGAGGCTGTCGTCGCGACGGTTCAGCCGAAGTACCGCCTGATCCCTTCCACGACGTTCGTGGTTGAGCGGGACGACCTCTCGGTTGTCAACTCAATGATCCAGATCAATGGCACGTCGGTCATGGACCCGATTCCAGTTGGCACCTTCTTGGGTGCTGACGCGGGCAAGTCCGTGACCTTGCTGAACAACACTGGTGGCCCATTGACGGTCACTGCCGATCCAGGCGTGACGTTGTTCTCCAACGGACTTTTGACCTTCGCTCAAGGAGAGTCAATCGAGCTTTGGGCGAACAACAACGACGACACCGTCATCGTGCTCGGAGGCACGTCGTAAATGCCACTTGACCTCGCGTCCGAGCAGGACGCGATCGACTTCATCAATTCCCTTAACTGCACGGTGCCTGCAGGTTCGACTTTCGCGCAAGCGGTGGCGTACCTCATGCAGACACCTGGCATCGCTCAAGAGTGCCTACTCGAGGCGTTATCGGAAGTTGGGTTCGTCGGCCCCCCCGGCCCGGCTGGACCGCAGGGCCCGTCCGGCGACGACGGCTTAGACGGCGCTCAGGGTCCGGTTGGCCCCGAAGGTCCGATTGGACCTGAGGGGCCTACGGGTCCAACCGGAGCAGACGGCCCGATTGGACCCGTCGGTCCACAGGGTGATCCTGGCCCACAGGGGCCAGCTGGTCCAGCTGGAGTCGATGGAGCTGACGGAGCTGATGGTGCCGATGGCGCTCAAGGAATCCAGGGGCCGCAAGGCCCAATCGGTCCAGCTGGCCCGGCCGGCGCAGATGGAGTCGACGGTCAGGACGGTGCCGATGGTGCTGATGGCGTTGACGGCGCAGATGGCCCGATTGGGCCAGCAGGGCCTGCCGGTGCGGACGGGGCAGATGGAGTGGACGGCGCTGACGGCGCAGATGGCGCTGTTGGCCCGCAGGGGCCAATAGGACCGGCTGGCCCGCAAGGCCCAGCAGGAGCAGATGGAGCAGATGGAGCAGATGGAGCGCAGGGGCCTCAAGGTATTCCTGGCAGCGATGGTGCTGACGGGGTTGATGGCGCCGATGGCGCGACGGGCCCGCAAGGGCCACAAGGAGATCCCGGCGTGGCTGGACCCGTCGGTCCCCAAGGCCCAGCTGGAGCGGACGGGGCTGACGGAGCTGACGGGGCCGATGGAGTGGACGGGGCTGTTGGACCTCAGGGACCAGTAGGGCCGCAGGGTCCGGTTGGTCCGGAGGGCCCAGCACCCACACTGAATACCACCGACCTCGTGCTCGAACGGACCTTCGCGGGCCAGATCGACGTTGACGCTCAGAATGTGAACGTTGGCGGCAACGTCATCACGGTCTCCGGTGGCACCTTCGACACGGGCTGGAGTCAGATTCCAGGGGGCTCACTTCAGTACGCCGGCGAGCCAGATCGCATCGAGATCACAGCGATGGTCGTCAACGATGCACAGGCCACCAATCAGCGCATGGCGCCTGGCGTGAACTTGGAGAAGTCCAACAATGGTGGGCCTTTCGCTTTGGTTCCGGCAGCGCGGTCTCGCACTGGCTACATCCGGCTTCTTAACGGGCACCAGACATCCAGCAACCATGTGTCGTGGACCGACATGAACCCTGGCCTCAACCCGACCTACCGACTGGTAGCTGTGCAGGCAGGGGTTGGCGGGAACGTGCAGAGCGTTGGGGGCCACTTCACTGGTATCGCAACAGAACGAGAAACCGTCACGGTCTACGTGCCGCCGTCAGGGGCAACGTCGAGCGGGGTGCCCGCAGGCAACGACGTGGTGAATAACTTCGCCTCCGATCAGTTCAACTTCCAGCTTCAAGTCCAGAACGTCACCGCGGGCACGCTCGACGTTGAGACCATCTGGAATAATCGTCCGTACAGCACGATTCCGAGCCTGGTTCTTCCAACTGGATGGAGCCACTCGGTCGTGCCGGACGGAGCGCTGTTTGACCATGTGTTTACGGGGCCCGCCCCATCATTCCAAAACATCACCATTAGCGGAGGCCAGACGGTCCCCGCTGGCGATGCCGACAACTCACAGATTGAGAATTACATCGTATGACCTGGCATAACCCGCCTCAGACATTCCAGAAGGGCCACCTCAATGAGGTGGAGTACCCGCTATCCAGTCTGCCCCTCGTTTCCGATGGGGCAGAAATGGTCATGTTGGGGGAGAACCTATACGAGGCGCCGGCGCCCACAATGCCCGGCGACGACGGCTTTCAGGCTGAGCTCGATGAGGTCATGCGCGTCCGCAACGACGTGCTCAACGGCGTCTGGCCTACGTGGTTTTTTCAGGACCACGGCATGTCGGCAACGCCGCCGTCGACCTTCAAGCAGGTCGGCGTGCACGTCGGTGACCCCGAGGCTGCAGCGGGTCTCGTCCACATGGACGATCCGATGGACCTCGGCGTGCTCATGCGCAACTACCTGCTCGGACTCATCCAGCGCCCGGAGGGCCAGCACGGCATGTTCCTCGAGAACATCCCTGGCTTCAACGCCAAGCTGGCCACGGCAGTTAATGATGCGCTGCTGGCGGCAGCTGAAACCAAGCAGTTCTTCGGGCGACCACGTCCCGAGGAGATGCTCTGCTTCAATATGACGCACTACCCCGAGGGTTGCCCCAAGCATCCCGCGTATCCTGCCGGTCACGGCGCTGCGGCTGGAGCGACCTTTGCAGTACTGGAGAGCCACTTCGCTGCTCATCTCAGCAGCAACCTGCTGGAGTATGTGCGGGACGCCTGCCTTCAATTCTCAATTTACAGAGTATTGGCAGGCGTCCACTTCGCTGACGATTGTCAAATTGGATTCTTGCTTGGGTACGCCGCGGCCAACGGCCTGGCATCCGTAACTGAAGCTGCCGAGAAGGCCGGATGGGGCGAGAGGTATGTGGGTTAATGTCATCTCGCTCACAACGCCACTGGTGCTCGCCCTGTTGGGCGCCGGATGGACGTTTGTGAGGTGGAACGGAACGATGGATAAGCGGGTAAGCCATCTTGAACAGCGAGCAGAACACCTGGAGGAGCAAGTCGATGAACTGAAGGGCTCCAACGAGGAGAACTTCAGACGACTGGAAACGAAGCTGGATCGAATCATCGACCACCTTCTGAAAGGGACGTAATGGCAATCAGACCTGATGAACCAACGTGCGATGAGCTGGCCGAAAAGGAACTCTGCGAGCACGAGGAGTGCTACGGCACATTCTGCCGGCAGCCGAACATGACCAACTTGATCGAAGCGTTCTGGCCAGATAGTCACGAACGTGCACTCGAGGCGGCGGATCTGATTTGGCTTCTGAGTTTGCCCGACAAGTTCCGCACCAACGGTGCCGAGATGGTTCACGGTTGCGGCACTGATTCAAAGGGCTGCTGCGAGCTCGTAAGGAGTGGTCGTGAGGACCCGAACCAATGCCCGAACCGGAGCTACGGAGTGGACCTCGTGGCTGTGCTGCGCGCAGCCGTCCACGCAATGTCCATGCAGCGCATTCCAACCACGGGCCTCGCTCACCCCGATTGGGACAACCCCGAGTGGGGAATCGCTGATGGCACTGTCCTGGTCTGGGATTCGGAGGCATTGCCCGACTGCGAACTCGTGGACGACCGCGAACCCTCTGTTCGCGGGGCATTCGTCTTGACTGACATCAACGCGCTGATCACCCAGCGCCTCACTGAAGAAGGATTGATCTAATGGCACTGCCGCAACGTTGCGTCACTGACGTGCAAGACAAGGATGGAGTGTCCCTGCATCGAGGGGTGGACTCTCGTGAAGTGCGGGGCGTTCAGCGCTCACTCACGTACCCGGACGACACTTGTCCCGGTGAAGGCGATCTCGTCATTGCGGGCGTGGAGGACCAGTTCGGCGTCGAGTACGCCACCAATGGGCCGAACACTGTCATCCCTCGACCCGACCAGTTCATTGTCGACCTTGTTGCCGACGACGCGGTTCGGATCCGTCGATTCGACCCGAACGGAGTGCTCCTCGGCACGTGGATCGAAACCGATGCGCAGGTGTCGGGAAACGTCAACGACGGCTGGACCATTGTTGACGATGGCGGGGACGTCATCATCATCCCCGGACCAGAGGCTCAACCTGACATCGAGGACCAGTTCGGCAACGCGTATGGGCGTGACGGTGACGGGAACTGGATCATCCCTCGTCCGAACACGACGCAGATCTCGCAGGGCCCCGACGGCGAGCTTGTGGTTACCATTGTCGATCCGAACGGACTCGTGCTCGTCACGTACTCCGAGACTGATGCCGAGATCACCGAGAACGTCGATGGGTCGCTGACAATCGTCGACGATTCGGGGGACGTGTTCAACGTGCCTGCACCGGCTGCTGGGTCGCTGATCGAGAACAGCGCAGGGACGCTGTACCCGACGGCGCCCAACGGAAATCAAGTCATCGATGTGCCTCCAGCGATTACGCCGGGCACGCTGGTGTTTTTTCAGGACGCAGACCAGATCCCGGTCGACAACGTGGCCAACGACGGGCTGGAGTTCTCCGAGTGCTTCGATCTGTCCGGAGGCATCATCGACCTGGCGGACCCCATTTCGGCAGTAGACCAAGTGCTCGGCTTTCAAACGCTTGGGGCGTTTTCTGGCGCTGCGGTGGACGCGATCGTGGGCACCGAGCTGATCAACATTGGCGGGAGCCTGACGAACAACACCGATAAGACGATGGTCTACGTGGTGACGTGGCGTTCCGGCAACGTGTCGATTCGGATGGGTAGCCCGCTGACCGATCATTGGCTGGTGCAGTGCCGGATGGAGATGAACGGGAGCGACGTCCTCGGAGGTTTGGCGCCGAACAACCTGATTCAACCTCAGACGTCGGGGCCGTTCTTCCGCATCAACTTCTCGAGCCAGACCATCACTCGCGGGGTGATCGTCCCACCAGGCGGCTCGTTTAACGCAACGACGACGGTGGACTTTTTGCCTGCCGTGTACACCCCTGACGCGCAGAACATCTTGAACGTGCAGCGTTACCAGATTTCAGCGTTCGGCTTCCCGATCTAGGAGGATCGATGACTCACTACGCAATCATTTGCACCTATCCCGAATACACGGACAATCGTGCCAAAGCCCTGGAGGGGCGCGATCAGGCTGTGGCTGAACTGACGTCGCAGCTCCGAGAGTCGGGGTCCGCGTTGCAGGCCATGATGGCCGACGACCTTGAGGCGCAGGTACTGCCTGAGCCTTTGACCGCTCAAGAGTTCAATGACCTTTACGGCGATGGGGTCATCGTGCGGTACGGGGAGATCGGCGGCATGTCTCGAGCGGAGATTGCTCAGCATCATTCGGTTCACACGGCTAAGGTTCGGCTTCTCGTTGAGAGCGACCTTATGGAGCGTTTGGAGGCCCAGAATGGCACTGCCTAGCCGATGCATCACCGACGTGCAGGACACGGACGGCAACAGCTATCCACGGGACGCCGACGACAACGGTGTCGTGATTCTTGACATCCCAGAGCAAGGCGTTACCGACGTGCTGCTCGAAGGGAGCAGCGTGGTCACCGGTGGCGTGGCGGAGCTTCCGGCGTACCCGGTACTTCCGGCCGAGCACACCACACTGTCCACCCGTGGCGGCTTGATTGCTGTCAGCGGACAGACCGGGACCTTCGTGCCTCTTGACTTCTTGGTTTCCGCCATTGGGGCGCCAGTCGAGCAGGTCGCAAACAACACGGTCTCGATTCCCAATCCGTCGGCAGATCGAGTCATGCGATGCATCCTCCTGATCGGCGGATCGTGCGAAGTGTTCTTCCAGACCGAGAATCCGAACCGGATCTTCACTGAGTGGGAGTACAACCTGTCAGGACTTGTTGGCCCCGACCAGCAGATCTTTGGTCAGCAAGGCTTTGGTCTCGGCGAGGACGGTTTCGCAGACGGACTGCAGGCCAGTATCGACATCCCCGGGATGACGCCAACGTCAGCGGCGTTCGACATCCCGGCAGGTGGAACGCTGGAGTTGGACATTTCGATCAATCAGGCGGTCCGGGTCTGGGATGGGGTCAGCGAGATGTCTGCGGTTCGCACGAATTTCCACGTGTTCGGGTCAACGGTTTAGGAGTCACCATGCGCAAGTACAAGCAAGTCGACGGGGCTGTGCTCTACATTGATGGGCCAGGCACCGTTAAGGACGGGGTCATGTTGGAGGAGTCAGTTGTCGCGCGGTTGCCGGCGGTTAAGACGACTGCGGAGCAGCGGCTTGAAAGCAAGCTGCGGTCTGAAATCGGCAAGATCAACGAGCAATTGGAAGAAGAGTGAAATGAACTGGAATGACATCCTTGAGCGGGCCGGTTGGACTTTTGTCCAGGCGTTCGTCGGCACCTTTGGTGCGATCAGCTTGATCTCAGACTTGAGCGAGATCGCAGGGGCAGCTGACGCAGCTGCGGCTGCGGGTCTTTCTGCAGTTTTGAGCTTCGTGAAGACGGTCGCTCAGGAGCGGCTTGCTATCCCTGAGACGAGGGTGCCTCCAGGTGCCTGACGAGCTGATGCCCGGCGTGCGGCACATGTTGCTGCCCGAGGCGTATCAGGAAACTCGTATTGATGACGATGACGTCGTACAGGTCATCGTTCACTCCTTCGCTGACGGTCCCGGCGCAACGAGAATGCGGGACTATCTGGCTCGTTCGGACGTGAAGGTCGAGTACACGTTCGGCGTGTACTCCGATGGCCGTATCGATCAGTGGGTGCCGGTGGGTTATGCCGCCGACGCGACGATTCACGCCAAGAACCATTCGGTTTCGATCGTCTTTGAGTCGGACTCCACGAGCTCAAGTAAGCCGTTCACCGAGGCGCAATGGGCTGCGCTGGTGAGGATCACGGTCTGGCTCCACCAGGAATGGGGCATCCCGCTGAAGCTGATCCCTCATGGCCAGCCGACCTCGCCGGGGTTGGGCTGGCATCGAATGTACATCGAGGGCAACAAGTCGGGGCTGGGCTATGCATCGAGCTACGACTTTCAGGGGGATCCGTCGTACTCGTGGTCGCTGTCCCGCGGCAAGACCTGCCCCGGCGATGCCCGCGTAAAGCAGCTCGAGGCGCATTGGGTGAACGATGTGCGCGCGGCGCTTCCGTTGCCTGAGTATTTGGCGGCAATGAAGGCCGATTGGCAGCTGGTGAAGAGGATCACGTGGATGCGTCCCGGCAAGCGTTTCAGGCGCATCCGGGCTATAGCAATCGAGAATCTCGATCGTTTCCCCTAGGATCTCGGCGTGGTAGCTACCCGCCTGGAGATGCTCCAGCAAGAAGTCGAATGGCGCAAGTGTGCAAGTTCGGTCGAGTACTTCTGCGAGAACTTCGCCTATATCGAGCATTCGGATCCGACGAAGGGTGCGATTAAGTTCAAGCTGAGACCTGAGCAGCGCGACGTTATGGAGACGTGGTCGCGGGGTCAGGACACGATCAGTTTGAAGGCCCGGCAGATTGGCTGGTCGACGTCAGTGTGCGTGTTCTCGCTGCACCGTGCGATCTTCTTTGCGCCATCGAGGATCTTGATGCTGTCCAAGAAGCAGGACGACGCACGGGATCTCGTGGACAAGTGCCGGTTCACGTACGAGCGGTTGCCTGAGTGGATGCGGGAGCGGTGCCGTCGCACCAATCGTTCGGTCGACTCGATGAAGTTTGACAACGACTCGAGGATCGAGGGGCTGCCATCGAAGAAGGACCCTGCCCGTTCGAAGTCGGCGTCGATCATTGTCCTCGACGAGTGGGCGTTCTATGACGACCCGGAGAATGCGTGGGCGTCGATCGAGCCAGCGATGGATGTGGGTGGGCATTGCATCGCCTTGTCGACGGCTAATGGTGCCGGCAATTTCTTCCACCGGTTCTGGAAGCAGGCGGTGGCGGGGGTTAATGGTTTCAAGCCGCTCTTCTACTCGTGGCGGGTCGTACCTGAGCGGGACGACGAGTGGTACGAGAACAAGAGAATGAAGATGGAGCCTTGGGCGTTGGCTCAGGAGTATCCGAACAATCCTCGCGAGGCGTTCATCATCTCTGGCTCGCCGGCGTTTGACGTCGAAGCGCTGATGGCCACCGATCACGAGGAGTATCAGCGTGGATGGCTGCACGAAGAGGCAGACATGATGAAGTTCACCGAGGCCCGCAACGGTGACGTGCACATCCTTGAACATCCGAGGGCGCATGGAACGTATGTGGTCGGCGCCGACGTCGCTGCCGGCAGGGCGACTGGCGATTTCAGTTGCGCACAAGTGCTCGACGTTGAAACTGGCAGGCAGGTTGCGCGCTGGCACGGCCACATCAACGTGGATCAGTACGCAGACGAGCTCTACCGGCTGGGTACCTACTACAACAGCGCCTTGATGGCACCCGAGCGAAACGGTGTTGGGGGTGAGCTGGTCAGGATCTTGCGGTCACGTGGCTACACGAACATCTATCGGGAGGCGAGGCGCACCCGCGGCCGCACCGATGTCGAGGAGACGTACGGCTGGCTGACCACTGCAGGTTCGAAGTATGCGATCGTAATGGGCTTGACCGAGGCGATCCGTGACGGTTCGCTAGCGGTCACTCACGAGGCGACCCTCAATGAGTTGATGAGTTACCGGCACACGAAGAAGGGCACGTTTGAGGGCGACCCTAACGATGACGAGGTAATGGCGATCGGCATTGCGTGGCAAGTACTGCCGCTGGCCAGGCCCTCGTGGTTTGATAGAGAAGATCGAAATGAGGACCGGGACCCATTTAGGGCCAGTGAAGTGTTCGGGACGAGTGCCCGACGTACGACTAGGAAGCGGATTGGTGCAACATGACCACACGACAGCAGCTTGAGAAGCTGCGCCAGTACCAAGCGGACTACAAGAACTCCAGGCAGTGGAGGGAGAAGTTCGAAGACAAGTGGCGCCTCATGATCGAGGTGTACTCGCATAGGGATCCGCTGTACTGCGGCAGCAATCTGAAGCGCGACCGGATTCAGGTGAACTACGTGCACTCGACGGTCAACACGATTATGGATTCGACGCTGCATCGCCATCCGAAGATCACCGTCACTGCTCGTTCTGCGAACGTTTTCCGCAACTCGGTCATTGCTGAGCACGTGTTGAATCAGCAGTGGCAGACCAAGGGGTGGCAGCGTCCGCATCGTCTTGCGTTCTTGGACAAGCTGCTCATTGGTCATGGCTGGACGAAGATCACGTATCAGTTCACTCAAGAGGAGTGGGAGCTGTCCAGGGAGCAATTCGAGGCGGCGTTCGAGGAGAGCAAGGAAGCGATGTTGGCTTCGTTCCGTGCGGGCGAGCGTGCGTATCCGAAGGATGAGGAGATTAGGGAGAGCATCGAGCGCAAGGGCGTGTACACGTTGAAGGATCAGGCGCAGGTCGAGCGGGTCTCTCCGTTCGACATTTTCGTGGATGTGGCCGGTAAGGACATGGACACCATTGGGTGGATTGCTCAGCGGATCACGGTGAAGCGTCGTGACTTTGAGGCTGATGAGCGGTTCCCTGAGAAGTTCCGTGATTCACGTCGGACTCGTACTGGCAATGAGAGCGTGAGCGGCGCCGATGCCGGGATGACAATGCAGGAGGACACCGTTATCGAGGCCGCGTTGAACGGGGTGTCGATCGACTTTGTTCACTACGTGGAGTTCTACGATATCCGTGAGGGGACGGTGTGCTGGTTCCTTGAGGAGGGTGGTGACGATTTCTTGATTGAGCCGGCACCGATGCCGTACGCGTTCGGTCAGCCTTTCGAGATGCAGCGGGGCACCGAGGTGCCGGATCGGTTCTATCCGATTGGCGAGGTCGAGATCATTCTTGATCAGCAGCGTGAGCTCAACGAGCTGCGCACTGACATGTTGAACGACCGGAAGAAGGGTGCGCGCCAGTACCTGTACAAGCCCGACAATGTCGGGCCTGAGTTCGAAGAGGCGATGAAGTCCGATGCTGATGAGCTTCTGATCCCGATTCCGAACGACGTCGAATTTGGGGATGTCATGGCGGAGTTGCCGTACCAGGCGAGGATCAGACCCGAGCTGTACGATCAGACTTCGCTCATCTTGCAGGACATTTTTCAGCTGACGGGCATTACCGATTATCAGCGCGGTGGTGGTGCGTCGGCGAGAACGGCGACGCAGGTCGCGGTCGAGAACGATGCTTCTTTGGCGCGTCAGGGTCGACAGTTGAAGGCTCTCGAGGAAGCGATGGCGGCAACGGCTCGTAAGGCGCTGCAGTTGATGCAGCAGTTCATGTCTGAAAGTCAGGTGCTTCGCCTGTCGAATGTTGGCCAGCAGTTCGATGCCAATGGGCTGCAGGGTTTCGAGCAGAGGTATCACACTGTCTGGTTCGAATATGGACCGGAGGACATTGGCGGCGAGTTCGATGTGGCAATCGAGGCTGGTTCGACTCGACCGATGAACGATTCGACGCGTGCGCAGTCTGCATTGCAGCTGATGAACGCCGTCATCCCGTTCCTGCAACTGCAGAGCATCGATCCGGCACAGCTATTGGTCTACGTGCTTCGTGAGCTCGGAGTGCCGAACCCTGAGGCGTGGGTCAGGGAAGGTGTTGACCCACGTGGGTTGGGCGAGCAGAATGAGCCGAACTTGTCCATTCCGTCCGTTGCGGGCGGTGTTGGGCCAGTTGGGGCTAACGTATTGCCTGAACAACAACCCGGCCAGGGCTCCGGTCCCGGCCTCGATGCCGTCCGAGCCCAACTGGCCGGGCAGACAGGACTTGCACAATGAACATGATTGACCTCGAGAAGCACGGATCAATGCTCGTCCCGGTGAAGGGGTTCGAGAAGCCGTTGCCTCTGTCCGAAGTCGTTCGAGGTTTCTTGCGCAATTCCGATTACACAAACAAGACCGAAGCTCTCGCCGCCGATCGGCGTGAGCTCGCCTCGCGAGCTGAGAAGGTTGCGAAGTTGGAGAAATGGTTTGAACTCATTGACTCCGACCCGCAACGCGGCTTGCGAGATCTACAGCGTGCCTATGGCGTGAACCTTGATCCCGACACTGTCGACGGGGACATCGAGGAAGCGGACCCATTGGTCGCCTCACTTCAATCCCGAATTTCGGGGTTGGAAAAGCAGCTTGAGCAAAGCGTTGCGACCTCACAGGAGTCAGCCGCCGTTCAGCAGCTTCGCGATCAATTCCCTGACCTCGACGTGGAGAACGTCAAGGCGTACATGCAGGCGAACAACATGGAATCTCACCGTCTCGTTGAGGCGGCGAAGCTCATGTCGTTCGACCGTATTTCTGAAGAGCAGGCGCTGCGTGCGGCTGAAGATCAGAAGCGCCAAGAGCAGCTCGATGCTGTCGTAGCTCAGAAACAAGGTCTCCCTCCGGTTTCGCCGGGCGGTGCACCTACGCCATCGCCGGACCTGTTGCCGAATCTGGAACCTGAAACTCCCTCTTGGGATGAGGCCGTCTCGCTTGCCTTGCGTGACTTGGGCCAAACAGAAGTGATCTGATTCTCGTTTGGCCCCTACCAAGGAGGCCAAAATGGCAAACCCAGATTTCGACACCATTGCAACGGCTACGTTGCAGCGGTTCGACCGCACCCTTTCCGACAACATCTTTCGTTCAACTCCAACGTTGGACTTGATGCGTCGGCTGAAGGGAATCCACACCGGAGGTCGTTCCAACGTGAAGCCTCTCCTCATCGGAGAGAACAACACGTTCGACTGGTACGACGGATACGACGTCCTTCCCTGCAAGCCGCAGGAAGGCCTCACGTCTGCAGAGTTCAAGGACGCTATGGCTTCCGAGAGCATCTCAATCTGCGGTCGCGAGGAGCTCGAGAACCGTGGCACGCCACAGCTCATCTCTCTGCTTCGTGCGAAGACGCTTCAGGCGCAGCGCACCATGCAGAAGAAGATGAACTACAACCTCATCAACTCTGGCGCCTACCAGCCTGGCCGCGGCATGACCGGCGGCAACGGCAAGGCAATCATCGGCATCGAGGGTCTCGTCAATTGGCGTCGCTACCCCGAGCTCGGCGGTATCGATGCTTCTCGCCCTAACTGCGCTTTCTGGCGTAGCCGCATCGACGATGCAGGCTTCTGGGACGCGCAGCTCGCCGGCGAGGAGCCACCCGCTCCGGTTCCGCTGAAGCAGAGCGACCTTGAAGACATGATGGATTGTTTGACCGATGGCGGTGACGCCCCGGACTTCATCCTTATGTCCAAGACCCTTTACCAGGCGTACCGTTCGATGCTGCAGCCGCAGTACTTCACGACGCAACGCAACACCGGCGACATTCCGTTCGACAACCTCGAGCTCTTTGGGGCGACGGTGTTCTGGGATCACGACGTGGCTGAGGACACGATCTACTTCCTGAACAGCGACTACATCGAGTTCGAGTGCGAGAGCGGTCGCGACTTCGCCACGACCGACTTCCGTGTCCCGACGAATCAGGACAGCAAGTGCGCGTTCCTGCTCTTTAAGGGGCAGGTATGTACAAATAATCGTTCAAAACATGGGATGATCTGCAACCGTAGGCCCTGTTAAGGAGGTGACACGATGAGCGCAGAAGTACTCGAATGCTGCTACGGCTCTGTCGTGCAGCACCGTGGTAAAGGACGTTGCGCCGCCGATCAAGGTGGCCGCACGATGGAAGTCAAGTTGGGCAACTTCGCCCGCACCGACGAGACCTACAACCTCGATGGCACCGACATTCCGGTGTTCGAGTTTGATCCGGATCTCATCGGAATGAACTGCGTCAACATGATCGACTGCATGGCATCGACGGATGTCTGCGGCGAGCAATTGCTGCCGGTCGGCGTTGGCGTTACCCACATCCGCTTCGTTGACCCCTATTGCGACCGAGGTCGAGTACTGCTCGCACTTTCGGATGCGACGGGGCCACTCGAAGAGGCACCCGATGGGCTGGAGCTTTGGCTTCGGTTCTACGGAAACTAGATGGCTATCGGAACGTACGAGGTACCAACCCTCGACGACGACGGCTATCGCCCCGACCTTGATGCCTTCGGCACGCAGGAGGCTTTGGACGCAGCGCTGGAATACGCGCTGTGCCTGGAGCTCGACTGCACCGATCTCGTCAAGCTCTCAGCGGCATGGAGCCGAGTTCACGCTCTTGCAGTGTTGAACTCGCTCTAAGGGGCACCCGGACGCGGACCTCTACCGCCTAGCCACGACAGTGGAGGGGAAGGGAAACCTTCCCCTCCTGGCAGGAAGGACGACACAATGTCGGGTATCGACTGGACCTACGGACAGGTCCGAAACTACGTGCAGGGTTCTGGCTGCACACGTGGCGACGATCGAATCGAAGTCATGATGATCGCATGCCTTCAGGAGATCTGGACAGAGGTGTGCGACGACCCGCACTACGCACACACCGAAACCGTTGACCTAGCCGCTGGCAACAGCGAGGTCGACATTGCCATTTTTGGTACCGTGTCCAGCGTCAAGATGAACTACGGCGATGGGCTGTGTCGCAAGCTCAGCCTTGCCACCGACATCCCAGAGTTCAAGTCCTGCGGCTGCAAGTCCACTGACGAGACGTGCGATCACGGCACCGGGACACCTGACGCATTCGAGATAATTGGCGACACGCTCACGGTGACGCCTACGCCCGACGAGGACGTGACCATCGAGCTGACGGGCTACAAGGAGGTGGACTGCACCCTGTTCGACGTGGTCGATGACGTGCGCGTGTGGCGCAGCGTCGACCTGCCCCAGCGTTACCAGACTCAACTGGCAAACCTCCTGCTCGCCAAGTTCTACGCGGAGGAGGGCAACTTTGCTGCGAGCACATTCTGGGAACAGAAAGTTTCGACCGGTCTCGTGTCGCTCCTCGACAAGCGCAACAACCGGTACTCCGACGATGGCGGCAAACCTAAACAGCGCGGCATCGAGCACAAGTTGATCCGCCGGGGCAGCGACAAGGAGTGCCGCGAGTACGACGACTGCTGGAACCCCGGCATCGTTCAGCGCATCGAAACCACCGTCACGGTCGACTGCTATGGAGACCCTGTCGAATGAGCGACATCCAAGGATTGGTCTTCGGTGTTGGCACTCGAGAACCGGTCACATCTCAGCGCCCCATCTCTCGATTGCCGATCGCGAATTTCCTTGGCGGGTTGAACCTGGCGCGTGCCGACGCTCAGCTTTTCGACAACGAGTCGGGAGACATGTGCAACGTCGACGCTGGACTGTCTGGCGGATTCTGCCGTCGGCATCCGGTGCGGCTGCACACCCGCGAAGACCTCGACGCCCAGATCGTGAGTCTTGGCCAGTGGCAGGACGTTGATGGCAACGCGATCCTCTACATGATCCTCGAGGACGGCACCGTCTGGTACACCGAAGGTGGAGCTCCGGCCGACGCCACGCCAACGCAAGCCTCGTGGGATGCTCCGAGCTCGGAGATGATCCAGATTGGTTTCACTCAGTACTTCTATGGCACCGACCAGGATGCGGTCGCAGTGGAGGGCGGGCCGACCGGAACGGTCGGGACATTGCCGTGGCAAACGATCGATGCGCTGCCGGCGTTGAGCCCGGAGTGCGACGGCACGCTGATCGCTGTGGGTTGCGACGATTCCGGCAACCCAAACTTTGACGACGAACGGGAACTCGTGCGCGGCTTCCCTCGAGCAGAGTGCATCACTGTGCATTCAGACTTTGCGTGGGCTGCGAACGTTGTCGACCCCGACACCGGCGAGCGGCACTGCAGCCGCATCTATCGCTCGTTCCCGCTTATCGATTCCAATATTGATGGCAGCGTTTGGGGCTCGTCGGAGTACATCGACGTCGATCCGTTCAACGGTGACTGCATCACGGCACTGGTGTCATGCGGCCCGAACTTGTACGTGTTCAAGACGAACTCCGTGTACGTGATCCAGGGTTGGGATGATGCGACTGGCGGCTCTATCACTCCGGTGCAGATCTGCGCAGATGCCGGCACCATCTCGTGTTCGACCGCAGTGTGCTGCGATTGCTTCGTGTACTTCTGGGATCGTAATGCGGGCCTCATGAGGATCAATGGCACACAGGTTGAGACAGTGTTCTCGAAGCTGTTCCCACTGATTCAGAAGGGCTGCATCAGGCCTGACGGAATGCCGGCGTTGGGCTGCTGTAACGGACGGATACACGTTTCGGTTCCGGAGTTTGCCGTGACACCCGAAGACGAGGAGCAGGTGGCCCAGTTGCCTGCGAGCGCCAACACGACCACGTATGTTCTGACTCCTGAGACGGAGACGTGGGTCAAGTACACCTACGGCATCGACCGCTACTTGCCGTGGAAGCCTCGTTCGGAGAAGCCTCGGTGTTTGGCTGCGAGCTCGGTGGGCGGCAACTTTAGTGTGGTCGAGATCGAGCGACCCGGGTACGAGAACTATGGGCTTGACGTCTTCAGTGTGGCCGGCGGCGGAACTCCCATCGAGAGCTTCTGGCGGTCGAAGTGGTTTGATGGCGGTTCGCCGTTCTCGCGCAAGGATTGGGGCAGGGTGTACATCCTCGCCCAAGCTTCTCCACCGGAGCGCACCAGCTTCGAACCGACGAGGGATTTCGACCTGGAGGTGACCTATCTCGGCGACTGGAACATTGGCCAGTCGATCGGGTTTGGAACGATCGGTTTCTTCGACGATCTGGCTGACGATTCGGTGTCGGTCGATGACTTGGAAATCGTTGAGCTTGGAGGCGAAGCGACTCTAGTGTGTCCACCGGAGGCGGTGGTGAGCGATGCCACTTGCCCGATTACGAACAGCCGCAAGGAGAAGCAGTGCGGACCCGAACCGACAGCGAAGGCATGCTCCTTCCAAATTGTCATTAAGGGTCCGGTCAATAAGCCCTGGTGCGTGTGCGCGCTGCTGCTATCGCTAAGCGAGGAGCCACTGAGACTATGACGATGACACTTGATGAACTCGAGGACCTCGCCGGGCATCTCGTCAGCTTGCCAGGTTCGTCGACGAGCATCGACAACGCCCTGCTCGCCGAGTACCGATCCAACGGTGGCACCCTGCAGGAGCGCTACAACTTGTTGGCGCAGATTTGGGCATCTGCAGGACAGACCGCTCAACGGCGGGCGCTCACCGGTTATGTGACCGAGTTTCCGTCAAGGACGCTGGTGAACATCGACTCCGATCCTTTGGCGCTGCCAGCTGACAGCCGGGTGTTTCTCAGCTACTCGAGGCCAGAGGTCAGACGTGAACATGACGTCGGAGGTGGCGGCGGCATCCCCGATCTTCCGGAAGGGTTCGGTTCGGGTTCGCCGACACCCGACATCGACCTGACTCCGAACTTCGGTTCGGGTTCGCCGACACCGGACATCAATATCGCCGATGAGATTTTTCAGAACCAGCGAGATGAGCGCAACGAGGAGTTGCAGGCAGCGCTGGACGCTCTGCGCGAAAACGAGGGCGCCGACATCGCGGACTTGAACGCCCGCCTTTCAGCAGCGATCGAGGAGTACAACCTTCAGCTGCGAGAGCTGGACTTCGGGCTGGCGACCACGGGTCTCGACGGGCCGTTGTCTCAGACGCAGGGTGCGATTGGTTCTGGCTTCCGTCGCAGCCGACGCAACCAGGCTGTGACTGCTGCCGGTTTTGGTAGGCGTCGCCTGGAGCTGAGCCATCAAGAGACGTTGCGATCGATTAGTGCTGCACGACGTAATGTGACTAACGAGTATGAGCGGCAGCGCATCGAGGTGTTCGAACGGTTCGGCGGGCAGTTCGCAGATGCCAATGTGGAAGACGATTTTGAGGGTATTGGACAATGAGCGATCGACGAGTAATCCCCGGCAGCATCCCTGACGTTCCGACGTTCGGCGACTCCAAAGAGAACAGGCTGCCGGGCATCCCGTTGCCGAGCCCTTCGGAGTACATCGATAAGTCGGGTGCGAGCAAGGGTGACATCGCACCGAAGCGCAAGCGCAAGTCTTCCAAGAGGCGCAACCGGTCGCTGCCAAACCAGAGTGGCGTGGCGGAGGCTCGGCGTCGCGCTGATCAGTTGCAGGCTGCGCTGATCTTGGCGCGTAATGGCCCCGGTCAGCCCGGTGCGTTTGACATCTCAGGCCAGTTCGGGGGCGCAGTGAATAACCAGCCCTTCCTAGATGAGGTGAACAATGCCCGTATTCAGCAGCAACAACAGCGACCTGCCTGACGCTCCAGCCGACGGCATAGTCAATGTCTTAACCCCCCTGCTCGCCCCCGGAACGGAGCGGCAATCGGCGACCGAGAACCCGGAGATCGTTGAGCTTCCGAGGACCGAGCTGAACCGTGCGGGCGTTCCGCAGAATCTTCTCGCACCGGTACCTGATCCGCCCGTCGCCGGCATCCCTACATTGGCGACGTCGACGACTGCGGCCGCGGCGGTTCTTGCGGGGATAGAGTCGTTTGCCAGCCGACCGTTACGTGCCTTGCGCACGGGGTTGTCGAGCTCGTCCGACGATGGCGGATTCAGCGTGGAGTCCGACATCGACGGGCTTCCCGAGTTTCAGGAGGCGATCGCTTTCTTGGAGTCGTCAGGGAATGCCCGTGCTGTCGGCCCGCAGACCAGGTACGGCACAGCCAAGGGTCGTTACCAGTTCATCGATGCGACGTGGGAACGGGCTGCACGTTTGGTGCCAGGAGCTTCTCGGTACCCGACGGCGCTGTCCGCTCCGGCGTCGGTCCAAGATCAGGTGGCAACAGCATGGTTCACTAGCCTCTTTGAACGGTATGGGAGCTGGGAGCTGGTAGCGGTTGCCCATCATGCCGGCGAGGGTACAGCGAACAATTTTCAGCGGACCGGGCAGTTGAGCACGTCAGACGTTCTTGGAACTCAAACAAGTGATTATGCGCAGCGAGCTCTTAGGAGGGCATTCGGATGAGAGACATTTCAGATGGGCGATTCGGTGGGCTAGTTCCGCTGCAGCGTCTGGATCTGGTCAACCAGCAAGTTGAAGTGCAGGAGGCCGAGGCTCAGCCTCCCGATATTCAACTTGAGGACATCGTTGCCGACGACGGTGGGATCAACCTTCCGGGCAGCGACGGGCCGGTCAACGTGGAGGACCTAACCGATGAGCAGCTCGCGCAGCTGCAGGCTCTCTCTCAGCAGTTCGACCCGGACGTCATTCGTGCTGCCGGTCGCGCAAGGGTCTTGCCTGGTCCGGTGCAGGACTTTCTAGGGCTCAGCGATTCATCGAGGCTTGACGACCAGGCTGCGAGGCAGCTTCGGGACATCGCTACTGCCGAGGGGGAGAGACGCCAACAGGCTGCTGACCTGGCCGAGTTGGAACGTCAGCGTGATCTGCAAACGTACGGGGCTTCGTCCCCTCGCGTGCTCGGCACCTCATTGCTTGAGGCGCAGGCGAACGTGTTCAACGCTTCGGCATTGACCGAGATCGACCGTATCCGCTCACGGGCGGAGGACTACTTCTCCACGCAGGAGCGGACGTTCGTGAACCGGTCCCGTTCTACCGAACGGCTTTTGCGTTCGGCGATCGCCGATACGCAGGCGTTCATGGACGCGAACTTTGGAGAAGGCTTCGACCTGACTGACTCCGAGATCGCAGCGTTGCAGCAGGTCTATCGGGAGCGGCTGGATACGGTGCGGGAGCTGCGCACCGAGGCGGTCGATTCGCTTCGCACGCTGCAAACTGCTGTGGAGGCAGGCGACTACAGCTTGTTGCCCGAGAACTTGCGACCGACCGAGCAGCAGATCTTTCAGCTCGAGCGGGAGAATCGCATCCGGGCGCGAGTCGAGAACGAGGTTGCTCCACAACTGCTCGACCTGATGCAGTCGACGTCGCTCGGCGACCGGTTCGTGGTGGAAGCAGTGCGCGCCCATATGAATCCGAACATATCGACGACCAGGGCGGACGCTTACGTTGCACGCCTTTTCGGAATCCCCGATGGTCGACTGATCGATCAAGAGGCGAGCGCTGAGCGGCGACGGCTGATCTTGGAGCGTGCTGAGGCTGAGGGCCGAGAAGTCGATCCGAGCGAGCTGCTGGTGACTGGACCTCCGTTGTTTGACGAGCAGACGCAGGAGATCATGCATCAGCGGGTGCGTGATCTTGTCGGCTTGGTGATTGATGACGACGTGACGGTGAGCGGGGATGACCGGGTGACGTTCAATTATCTGGGTGAGGACCTGCTGTTCTTGTTGGACAACTTCGAACTGGGCATGCAGGGCAATTTCGATGAGGTGTTCGAGGAGCGCACTGGAGCGTTCCGTGGCCCGCAGGACATTATTGCCAATCAGGCGAACGCTGCGACGGTGCGCAACAGCCCCGTCGACGAGGATGGCAACGCCTTGGTGGGCTTCATTGGGGATGAGGAGGATCTCATCGATCCGTTCATAGTGTTGGGAGATTCAGAGTGACGTTCACTAATCCGAGTGGGGCTGGCGGCACTGGTCTCAGCCGTGACGAGGACACGCAGCGTCAGATTTCCACGACTCGCAATCGGTTGCGTCGTGTGCTGGGCACTGCAACGTTGAGCGACGCACAGCGTCGCGAGGCTGAAACTGCATTGGAGCGGTTGGAGGCTTTCGAGCTGGGCAGCGAAGATCCGGCGCGGCTTAACCCGTTCCTTTCGGGGCTGCTGTCAACGGTGGCTGTCCCAAATCAGCTGCTGGGCGGTCTCTCCGGTGTCGTCAGCGAAACGGTCGACTTCTTTCAGGGTGAGGGCTTCGACTTCGACGACCTGTTCGAGGACGTTACCGGCGTGTCGTCTACCGGACTCGGCTTCTGGGATCAGGTTGCTGTTGGCGCGCAGTTTGTTTCCCCTTGGGTGTACGTGCCGGGGCAGGGTCAGGGTGGTTGGCGTGGCCGAGACATCAGCTTGCAGGGGACGTTCGCCGAACCGCTCGAGGGAACGGGGGCGGTTGGTTCTCTGGCCGGGTTTGTCCTCGACGTTGGTCTCGATCCGCTCAACTATCTCGGTGGCGCTGGGCTTTACGCAAACGCTGCTCGTCGCGGCGCGACACTTACCCGCAATGGTTCGAGACTGATGACCAATTCGGTGAACCGTTCGACGTGGGCGATCGAGTTCAACCGTGTGGCGAACACGCTGATCGACGCGGGGGACATCGATGAGGCACGCAAACTGCAGCAGATCGCCCACCGGATCGGCGTCGACGGGATCCAGGGCTCTCGTCTTACGATGAACGAGGAGCTCCTCGAGGTGTACGAGCAGTACGCCCACTTGGGTCGAACTTTCAAAGTTCCGTTCGGCGAAGCACGCCAGCTTCCAGAGATCGCTGGCTTCCTTGGCTTGAGCGCTGACATCTTGCCTAACCGCGTACGCCAGCTTTCGCCTCGACGGGTCGGGGAGCGTGTTGGCGGGCGGTTCATGCGGTTCCGTCAGGACGGCCGACGGTTCGCCAACGCTGCACGTGCAGCGGACGAAGCAGGTGACGTGGAGATCTTCGCCAGGTATCTGGACAGTTTCGCTGCGAAGTCACGTTCACGGGCGACTGCCGGCAGGTTTGCTGCGGCGACTCAGGCTGTGCTGCGAGAGCGGCTGCCTGACGTTGAGGTGTCTCGCCGGGGTCGGCCAACGTTGCGTGGCGAAATCCAGCTGCAGAGGTTGAATCGCCCCGGCTTCGGCACGGCAGTGCGTGACGCTATCGAGGCGGGCGCCGACGAGGTGGAGTTCGAAGGCGTGACCGAGTCGATCACTTGGGTCCGCGACATGTTTGGGGAACTGAGGTCGCTCTTGGGGGAGAACGACATTGTTGTGGGCGAGGTCGAGAACTTTTTCCCTCGCGTCCTTGACGCCGACTTCTTGAAGCAGCAGTCCGACGAGTGGTTGGGGGCGCCGGTTGAGGCGCGTTCGAGGCTGCGCGAGCAACGCAAGTACGCGCCCGGCATGCCGATCGGGTTTGATCCTCGAGACGGATCAATGCTCGTGCTGCGAGACGGGTCGATCGAAGAGGTCGATGAGATGTTTCGCATCATGGGCGAGGAGTTCGCTGACCCGTTCGAGGGTCGCCTGATCTCGACGTTGGAATCGTACCTGCGCGGCCTGCAGGGCATGGTCGAGCGTGAGGCGCTCTACCGCGAACTCGGAGCGGTTGGCGCTTTACGTTCCGCTGATTCGCTGTCGGGCCAGTCGGTGCCTCAGCTCCTGGCGAACACGGCCAAGCTGCGCATCTTTGAGGGCGCTGAGGTTCAGGCTGTCCTGGCGAAGATCTTGCCTGATGTGCGTCTCGCTGAAGTTTCCCGTATCGGTGCAGGCCCAGTGCGGGAGACGATCGCCAACCTTCGTGTGCGTCGCATGCAGCTCCGTGAGGAGGCTGTGGGTCGCATCCCGCTGCGCGAGGAGTATCGAGCCCAGTTGAGCGGCATCAGCAACCAGCGTCGACGCCGAGCGAACCGGGAAACGAAGCGGGTTATCGACGAGTACGGGATTGGCCTGAAGGCATCGAGTTCGCTGCGCGCCCAAATCGACGAGATCGACTCACTGGCATCTGAGCTGTCGGACGATGCGACCACGCTGACGTCGCGTGAGCGGCTCGCTGGCGAGCGGCAACGTCTGGTCGACGAGCTAGCAGAGGTCGACGAGGCGCTCGAGTACTCGGAGCGCTTCGCTCAGGCTGCGCTGAGAGACGCCGACGACGAACTGTTCGACGAGTACTTCGAAGTCACCACGCAGCTGTCAGAGCTCGAGGGGCTGGATTTGCGCGGGTTGAGCACCCGCGTCATCGATGACATCTCGGGTGATCTGCGCAAGGTGGCGAAACTGCCCGGTTCGAGAGCTTCACGTGAGGCTGCTGTGCGCAGCGGGAACTTCCGGACGTCTGTTATGACTGCCCTGTCGAACTCGTCGGTCAGCGAGTTGGTGACCACGGTGCGGCAGTTGGCCGGCGAGGCCGACTTGTCGCCTCGCGACCTTGAGGTGTTGCGTCCTGTGCTCACGACGTTGGAGACGATGGTCCGGTTCGATTCGACATCGCTTCGCTCAATGCTCGACGACCCGCAGGGCGCGATGGACATGTTGACGTATCGGTCTCGGCAGATGTTCGATCGCAGTGAGGCGTTGCGCGCTTCTGCCGTGCGCAACGGCGACAGGGCTAAGGCCGACATGGCGTATCAGGGGCATCGTCTGGCTGAGGCGGCGAACATGATTGTTCGCGAGGCGCTGCAGTTCAAGCGACAGATCGATGACTTGCCGCTCGACGACCCACGGATTCGTGAGCTCCAAATCCAGTATCAGTCTCGGATGGTGTATGCGCAGGAGGCTGCGCTGCATTCGGAGCTGGCTTCGATGGGTACCCCGTTCAGCGGTGACCGGTTCCTGAAGTTTGTGGACAACATGACTGAAAGCCAGTGGGACAAGATCGCGACGACGATGATGCGTGACGCGTCTGCGCTGTTCAACATTCCTGGCACGGATTTCATGGCGTTTTCGAGCGAGATTGCCGATCTGGCTTCCCTGCGCCCGAAGATGCATCCGTTGCATGCGACTCGCCCGGTGCAGGTAATGAGGTCGATGCGTTCGTTCTTTGCCCGGCAGGCGCTGCTGACTCCTTCGTTCTCGTGGCGCAACACGTATTCGGCTGCTCACATGAACTACGTGGTCAGCGGGTTGTGGCGCAAGAGGGACTACGACACCGGTGAACGCATGCTGCGTGCAGTGCGTGCCGAGGTGTTCGACGGGGACAGCACCCTGATCGACGCACTCCCCGAAATTGAACGTGAGATCGCCCGGCAGGTGTACGAGTTCATCGAGCCTCGGCAGGGTCGTATCGCTGACCGTCTCGAGAACGTGCGTGGTGTAGGTGGGCGAGACCAATCCCGTGCAGGCGGGGCGTCGTCGATCGCACGCAACGTGTACTTCAATCGTCTCGACGATTGGGCTGAGTCCCTCGATCTTGGTTGGGCGAACATCGGTGCCCGGCGCAGGTTCTTCAACGGCGAGCGGATTGCGGCAGACGCATATGGGACTGAGGAGTTCATGCGGTTCACGCAGGCCAGCCACTCGATGCTGCATAATGGGCTGACTGCTGACTCGGCGTGGGACCTCGTGGTGCGTACACACTTCGACTACGGCGACCTCGGTGCGACCGACCGGCTGCTGCGCGACACGATGTTCCCGTTCTGGACGTTCATGTCTCGCAACCTGCCATTGCAGATCGAGATGCTCGCTAAGCGTCCGCAGGCATACAACAACCTGCTGGCGTGGCAGGAGCAGACCTATGCTCGCAACGATGACGGCGGTGTGAAGCCCGACTATCACAGCGAGACGTTGCACTACACCATCCCTGAGGACGTCTGGCTGCTCCATGGTGACACTCGCGTGCCGTTTCTGGGGCAGATAGGTGCAATCACCCCTGATCTCGCTGTGAACGACGTGCTGAGGCGTACAGGGGATCTCTCAACGCTGCTCGGACTGGAGAACGGGGCGTCGTTGGCGGATCTTGCCGACCCTGACATCATCACGTCGGGCAAGTTCTTCAACCTTGGCGGCGTCGATCCGGATGCGCTGGTTACGTTCACGTTGGGTGAGACGTCACCGTGGACAAAGGTTTGGTTCGAGTTGCGTGGCGACGAGGATCTGTTCAGCGGACGCCGGCTAACCGGCACCGAGATCCCTATAACTGACGAGCTGCCATTCGGCGGCAATTCGGTAACTCAGGTGTTGGGTGTGGGGCTGGCAGCTATCGGGTGGGCTGAACGTCAACCGGTGGACGCTGCCGGGGCTGACCCTGACGACACTCGCTGGTACTTCGACGCTCACGCCAACCAGGTGTTGCGGAACTTTATGCCACTCCTGAATCGCGCATCGCGAATCTCGAATGCCGACGAGGCTGACACTGAGGCCGAGCTGGAGCGGCAGCGGCAGGCTCAGCTTGCGTCGGCTATCAGCTTCATCTTCGGTGGCGTGCGCACCAACCGTAGCAACGAGGACCTGATCGCCGCTTACCAGCTAAGCGACCAGGCCGCAGCGCTACTTGAGGAGCTCGAGCACCACGACGTTCCTAGGAACTGACCTTGCGTGGCTTAGGGGTGAGTGCGTCCTGCCAAATTTTCTCAGGTGGACGAACGAGTGTAATAGCGCCTGTCCATTCGGGGGCCCACTGATTGACGGTGAACTCGTCTCTGTCGGGATAGTGGAATAGCACGAATGGCTCATCCCGGTCCCGCATCCAGGTGAGGAACATACGCAGCCATGGTGGCCACGGACTGCCGGCGGCAATAACATCGCAGTCCAGCAACCACTGGTAGGCGAGCAGGACACGCTTGTACTCCGGCGGCAGCCCCCGACCCGGCCCGACGTCGATGCCACCTTTGGCCATGCGAAACACCTGCGCCGCGTTCGGCATGCTGCCTGTGTAGCTCAACGTCCTGCCAGTCTCGTGAGCACCTTGGCCAAGATGCCAACGATTGCGGTGGGCGTGAAGTCTCTGAGTAGATCGAAGATGATGTCAATCTCGATGGGCTCGAACTCCTCCTCCGGCTCGTCTGGCTCCTCCGGCTCGTCTGGCTCCAGCATCTTGTCGAGGGATCGGGAGAAGTCAAGGCTGCCGTTGCAATGCATCACCCCAAGATGCGAGTCCTCCAGGTTCGAAACCGGGGTGCCGCAGTTCGGGTAGGTGGCGTCGGATACCAGCTGACCATTGGTGCGGCTGACCGCCGCGACCACGTCCCCCTTCTCGTGCACGGTCAGCACCTCGAAGAACACGTTCCGATCCCTGTTCATCACGTCATCGCCATCGTTAACGAAGCCCACTTCGATGTCGGTGCTGTACTCGAGGCCGAACCACGTGAATTTGGAGCCTGCCCGGCGAGCGATCATGCGACGTGCACATGGCTCTCCGTCAACGGCAAGCTCAAGTTCCTCTGAACCGGTGGCGCCACTAGCTGAGACACTGACGTCCATTGGCCCGTGTCCGCACACGACACCGTTCGGGACGTCGACCGGATACGCGGACTCGCGCATTGGGTTCGCATCGTAGACCGCCATGTCGGCGTAGGTCAGTGTCGACTTCGTAGTGGGCTGCCACTCGGCAGTGTTGCCTCCCCAGTAGCTCTGGAAGAGCAGCGTGTCGATCTGCTGTTCAGCGTTTGGGCCGAGCCAAGCGAAGTCCATGCCGTCGCCATTGAAGAGCCTGCCATCCAAACGCAACACCACGTGGTCGTCGACCCACGCCTCGAAAAACTGGTTCTCACCCACGCCATAGCCAAGCGTCAAGGTGAACCATTCCCCGAGCGGGACATGCCAGAGACCCTCATCCCCAATGCGTCCCATTTCGATGCCGTTGTTACGTCCGTCGTATTGGTACGGGTAAGGGTTGTCGATGCCCTCCTTGCGGAAATTGATCTGCCGTCCGTAACGGAGGTCGTCACGCACAGCGAGCTCGTAGTCGTAGGCGTACACGCCAATGGTGAAGGCGTCAGCCGGCTCCCAACTCCTACCTGCAGTGTTCACGCCTCGCCACATGAGACGTCCGGAGAATCCGAACTCGTCGTGGTTGCCGCCGGTGTGCGGGCCGTTGACCTGACCGTTGCGCCCCGTCGACCCAAGACCCGGCATCTTGCCGCCCACCGAGTGGGCCTTGAGGTTCTTGCCGAAGTCAAAGTCCTTGGGGAAGAAGCACGAGTACTGCAGCCATAGCTCTTGGTGTCCTTCGGGAAGTGGCACTTCGGCGCCTGAGGCGTTGTAGTCGTTGGGGACCGTGGTGTAGGTCATCGTCCCCTCGTCAGAGAAATCCCACTTAGCGAGATCGTTCCAGCGATGATCGGGTGCGGGCCCGTTGAATTCGCGAATCGTGTTAGCCATTTACTCTCTCCTTGACCTTCTCGGTTGCCTGCTTCATGCGGGATTCGACAATCTCATGGCCGAACGTGACCAGCTCTCTGCCGGTGAACCTGACGGTCACCGCGACTTCGTCGCGATTGACTGGCATCTCCACATGTATGACTCGGTACTTGTTGAGGCTGTCCATGATCGTGTGACGGAGCGTCTTCAAGGTGTCTGCTACAGCCTCCTCCCATTCACCTTCGGGAGTGTTCCGCAGCCTCTCTTCAAGGACTTTGAAATCGATCTCAATCATGCTTCTCGGCCCCCTCAGCTGTGTCTGGGATCTCCTCGGTGAACACCATCTCCAAATAGGCAGCAACGTCTTCGCCGCTCATGCCCATGTCTCGGCACAGCTTGGTGAGCATGACCTCTACGACCTCGAGTCGCACCATGAGCTCGCCGACAGCATGCGTCAGCTGTTCCTTTGGTGAAGAGCCGATCATGCGCTTGTCGGCAATCTGCTTCATGAAGGCTTCTCGGTCGAGCTCGCCCGGTTCAAGCGGGCGCATCTTGCCGAGGTCGGGAATGTTCATTGGCCCAGTCATGGGTTCCTTTCTCAGAACAGTGGGTTAACCCACCGGTACTTCGTGCCACACGGCATGAGTTCGTAGAAGCCATCGAAGGTTTTCGATAGCCAGATGTCAGGGAGCGGGCCGAGGTCCTCGCCAGCGATCTTCTGACCGTTGACTTTGCGGTCGCTGAATTTGCGACGGACGACGCATTTGGCCCACGGTCCCCCGATCATCATTGCCCCATCGGTGGGCTGGCATCCGACCCGCCTGCGGGAGGTTGCGTGGTACTCTTCGCGCCATCGTGTGCGGCCAGGAATTCCAGAAACCGTCACAGTCTTCCCCGTCGATACGTCGAATAGTCGATTCGTCGTAGGGCAATACCGAAGGGTCAGCATCGGCAGCGTTCTCCTCGTCGTCCGAGCCGATCAGCCAATAGGCGATCAGCATTGCGGGAACCGCTAGCCACTTCACAAGGTTCGCCACAGGTAGACAGCAATGAGTAGCCATATGGCGATGCTCGCTGCGCTCATCACGACAACCAGAGCGCGTTGAATCCGCTCAATCTGCCTTGTCCGACGTCGCAGTTCTTCCCACGGATCTTCTGGCATTTCTGCTCCTACCTGTTTCTCCAGCATGTCCATGCTCCGAGCCCTTGCTCGGCTTCGACGATTGCTGACTGTGCTCCATTTAATACCGGGTTGGTGATCCAGTCGTCAAATTCCAGCCCAAACGTCGCATTGAATGTCGATCTCCACGATGGCCGATGGACCTGTGCTCGCCCCCAACTGTGGCCAAGTGTTCGATCGCCGTGTGCCTCATGCGGTTCGGCAACACCTCCGCTCTCGCACGGCAAGATCACCGTCGCGAACGCTGCCTCATTGGTGCCACCCATTGCCCGGTAGCCGGCGAACCACAGCTCATCCAACTGTGTCAACGTCAACTGCTCATCCTGCAGCCGCTCCTCGAGGCGGTCGATGATCCGGTTCTTCGCATAGTTGCGCCTCGCCAGCGTGTCCTTCCAGGCACGCAGCTTGTCACGCTGCTCGGTCACCAACTCGAGGCGAGCAGTGAGTGCGGTGACCTGTGCTTCAAGTTCAGCATCTCGAACCTCCCGCACGATCACCTCGTGCTCCACCGGTGCAGGAGCCGACATCACGGCCACACTCAGCGCCAAACTCAACGCCCCCACGATTCCACTCAGTCTTCCCATAGCTCTGCCTCCAAAAATTCTGCGCGCAACTCCGTACGGATGCGCCTCTTCGCCCTTACCCACTGCTGCCGCACGGCAGTCTCGGTCGTACCTGTCTCCTCGGCGATTTCGGACCATCGCCTTCCAGCTGCACGATAGTCAAGCAGCTGAAGATCGCGAGGCGGCAGGTTGCGCATGGCCTTCACAATGAACTGTGAGAGCTGCTCTCCTGCCGCCTCGATTACTTGCTCACGCTCCTGGCTCAGTGCCAGCAGGTCCGGATCTGTCATCGATGGCCTCCACGATGGCAGCGAACGTGGCGACATCCATCGTCACCCATTGCGCTGCCGGGTCGGCCACATTCTTACGCTTGTGAACCACAACCGGTAGCTCATCTTGCCCTGCCTGCTCAACGGCCTGACCCCACCACTCAGGCAGCGCCAATTTGGCGTGGTTCTTTATCTCGATGGCGAACCCGCCAACGACAGCGTCGGCCCCGCTAAAGCCCGATGCCGCCGGATTCGGGATCGTCCGGTTCAGAGTCTTGGACAGGTGGTTCCGGATCACCCTCTCGAACTTGGCCCCCTTCTCCCTCTGCATCTTGCCCATCGAGTTCTCCTTCCGGCTCGGTCATCTCGCTCACGTCGCGTTCGCCCTCTGCGACGCTGACTTGATGGTCTTGACTACCGTCACCCTTCGCCTTGAAGCGCTTCATGCCGTGCTGATAGCGCGGCGACTGCATACGCATCTTGACCGCACGCACCCGAAGGATCTGGTGCGGGTAGTAGACGTAACCCTTGCTGACCAGCTGAGCAATGACCCAGTGTGTCATCTTCGCAGTCTGCGGATCGATGTCGAAACGCGGCGGACCCTCATAGTTGTCGACCAGGGTCATCTCGAACCCGTTGTCGTAGAACTCCAAGGTGACCTGAAGCCCCTCACTTATGGGAACTTCAGGCGGCTCAAACTCCGCCCCGTTCTCAATGAATATCTTGTGCATTACTTTCCTCCTTGGCCTCAGCAAAGGCCCTATCGATCATCGACCGGCACACGTCCAACGAAATGAAATCCGGCTTCTGGTCAAGTTGATTCTCCCAAACAGAGACCATCAGAGCGTGCGCCTCATCAAGGTTGTACTGCGGGTGCGCTGCCAAGAAGTTGGCAAGGTTCCACAGATTGTTGTTCCGACCATCGACCATCCCACCCTCGTGGTAGATCATCTGCCCCTTCACGATGTTGTGCGCGTCCTGAGTCGCACTAGAAACCTTGACCCTCTTGCCCTCAATCTTCACCTCGCGTCGGGGCGGCGGCTTCTCGTGATATCTCTCAGCCAGCTCTCGCACTCGAGCTGACGAAACCTGATGCGCTTCGGCGTAGTCAAGGAACTGTTCGAATGAAAGAATCCTGCCGTCGTCGTCGACGCACACCATCCGGTTATGCGGCACCCATTTGGCATGATACGGCAGACGTACATAGTTGCCGAGGTTCTTTGAATGGTCAGTGCCGACACGTTGCTTTGGGTTGATCTCCTGACACTCCAGCGCAGCAGCCTCGTCAACGAGCAGGAGTGCCTTACGCAAGGTGTCCGCCGGCACCGGCAGGTCAAGGAACAGCCACACGTGTCGGCCTTCGCCTGACCTCGAGATCTCAATGACGCCATTGAGGCCAGCCCGACGCAGACAGGTCAGTGCGTACTGAGCGTCGACGGCGGGGTCTCCTCGCTTCGAATCGAAATCGAAGCATCCCCACCATGAATTGCCGTCCTCATCGGCGGCGTAACATCCGACCCCCTCGGCGGTCGGGTCCGTCAGGTGCGCCTGCAGGTGGCCAGGCAGCTGCCTTGGCTCGATCACAACACTACGCTCACGCCCCTTGAGCTTGGGCTCCGACAACCCAATCCGGTGCTCACGGTTCACGAACAGCCGATAGAACCGCTTGTAGTTCTCATTCAGCTTGTCCATCGAAGTCTCCTTCCATTGGGTGCATCATCTCTTGCACCAGCGGCCACGGCTTCATAGCCACCGTTGACGCTTCCCCAATGCGATGCACATGAGGGCAAAGGCTCAAGTTGTTCCACTGCTTCAACGCCTTCTCCTTGCTTACCGGGCCACCGAGGTAGGCCCGACCCTGTTTGGCCTTCATGATGTTGAACAGGATCTCATTGTCCTCATGCGTGCGATCACTAAAGCGCCACACACCAATCGCGCAGCCATCGATCGCTGCCTCGCCTCCCCCGAACAATTCGTTGAGATCTGGAGCCGACGGTCGAGTACTACTAGGGCGGCGCAGCTGCGAGATCAGACACCAAACCGACTTCTTGAACTGGCGACACAGCCTCTTGTGCTCCCGCATATGCACCAGACCGGACACGTTGGAGTCGCCGCCCTCAATCTCAAGGCAGCCAATGTAATCGAACACGATGAGCTCGGCCGGCGCTCCCCACATGCGCTCCGCCTGATCCACCACAGATGCCACGTCGTCAATGCTCGCCCCGAGCAGGTCGGTATTAGGGATGTGTAACTGCGGGAACCTATCCATCACCGTGGTCTCAAGACTCTTCGGCGTGTACTGCGACATCGGATGCTTGAACTCCCGCTTGAGATCAAACGTGCGACGCTTCAACACTGAGGCTGCCAGATCAAACATAACGCTCGAGCGATCTTCGTCGGCATGCAGGTAAAGGATTCGCCGGTCGTGGTTCCTTTGAATCATGGTCCTGGTGAGCAACGTCTTGCCGTGACCAGTGCGGCCGGCAATGACGTTAAGCACACCAGGATGCATGCCTCCCTCAAGGAACTCGTCAAGGAACGGAACGCCAACCGGAAGCGGGTCGCCTTGCCGTAGCAGCTCCTCGAACTCGCGACGATACGGGCCGTTGCCCTCCCGAATGATCGAGTCGAACTTGTCGAACTTCGAACTCACGTCGGCTTATTGATCCCAGCTTCCACCAGGTGAAGGTTGGCGACAGCCCATGCCGGTGGAGGTCCGAACTTACTGTGCAAGTAGAGGGTCTGTGGACGCGGCGAGCCCAGCACGCCCTTCTCAGGAAACCGCTCGTGGCTCACAGCTTTGAAGTCGGGGGCGTCTGTCGACTTGAGGGCGCTGCGAAGATCAATCCAGGCGTCGGGCTCTGTCAGCAGCATGTACCAGCACTGGTCGACCCAGTCGTTGAGCTCTTCTGGTGGCGGCAGCGGCACTCCCGGCTGACCAGTCTGCAGATCCGGCTCGCCGCTCGGAGGTACGACATGGTTGCCCAGATGATTCGCCGCCGCCTGCTGAGCAGGTGACGCTGCAGTCGCGAGCGACTGGTCAACCACCGTAGGCATCGTCGCCGGCGGCGCTGGTATCGGCTGTGGTGGTGCAGCCACCGGTGCGGCGCCAGGGAAGATTTCGACCACCGTCTTCGTGACAGGGTCCTGATTGAACGCCAGCCCAAGTTCGGTGAAGATCAGTGCCTTAATCTCCCGGTACTGCTCACGGGCAGCCTCGATGGCATCATCAGTTGACGAGCTCAGCGGCACCGAGTAGCGAACAGTTATGCCGGCGCTGGCCTTACCGTTCACTTCGACGTCGACCTGCCGTGCGAAGTTGACCTCGAATTCCATTTCATCACTCATTGGGCTCTCCAGTGATCGGGTTCGGGGCCATCTCCGGCTCGTTCTCATCGGCAGCAGGCTCATAGTTGACGTCAAGACGCAGCCACATCACGCCGTCCGACACGCGCGCCTCGAACTCGCCGGGCTCAGTGCCAGTCAGTCGACCCGCATTGATGCGGGACGCCAGGCTCGACATGCGGCCACGTGCCTCGTCGGTTTCACCTCGCAACGCAACCCAGTCACCCTTCTCCTTCCGGGCCATGTCGAGCAGGGGTGTGTAGTCAGTACGCTTGCGTTTCGCCGGCGGGTCCGGCACTTTGCCTCCCGTCAGGATTGAGAACTCACTCATCTGTTTCACCTTTCCGCATCCAATCGATGCTGTACTTGCGATTCGCGTGATGCTCGCCCATGCATTTGCCAGCGGCGAACGTCTCGCACCACTTCGGAGAGCAATGCCAGTCGGTTGGCCTCATTGGCCAACGCGGCAGCTCAGCCTCGATAAGGAACGCCAACGACAACGCCTGCGTCACCACCCCATCGAAGTCACCCTGGTCTCTCGTGACCGTGGCCATTTCCATCGGGTCGCCGCTCTTGGGGAAACGCACGTACGTGAACTCAGGGATCTCTCCGGTGGCTTCACGTATGGCCATTGCGTAGATCGTTGGCTGCAGCGAGTACCGCTGCATCTTCCAATGATTCTCCTTGTAGGACTCGGCTGACGTCTTCCAGTCCCACAGCATGCCGGGCGTGTGATAATCGGGCGTCCCCTGGAACATGATCGTGCGAAATTGATCCTCGTAGGCGACGAAACGGAATGGCTTCTCAATATCGCCGCCGAGAGGGAAGTGGTGACGCTTGCTCCAGAACGTGGCGACAGTCTTGCGCACGATGAACACTGCCTGGTGAACGTTCTCCACCTGGAGCATGCGGATCTCATGCCAATGTTCTTGCACGTACTGCACTGCGATGTCGACGAGCTCGGCCTCGGTCTTGTTGCCGTCAGCCTTTAGGTACTCCTCGATCGACAGGTGTGTGGCCGTACCGATGAGCGTCGCGTCGCTGCCCTCAGAGAGCGGCGGGCGCGTGCGCAGCTTTTCGGGACACATGCGTGCCTCGTTCAGATCCGACTGGTGAAAGACGTGCGTCCAATAGCCGTTACTGTCTTGCGTAGATCTCATTGGTACCTGTTTGCTGATTGCTGGCGTCAGCAACCTAGCAACGTGCAGCGCGATTGCAAAACGGAGGAGACCCACCCTCAGGCGGCAGCGGCGCATTGCCTTATGCCTGAGAGCGGGTCTCGGCGACAGGCGAATCGGCGGAAATTCGTACCTGTCAAGATCAAGCAGTACCGCGTCCTGCGATCACTGCCAAGTTCAGCCCCGCAATTTCTTGAACCTCTTCAAGACATCGTTCACCACACCTGAAGGGATGCCCCAATGAAGACGCGCCTCCTCCAGGCGAGCAGGAGTGTCGGCGTGAAGCTCCAAGATGGCGTCGGTCATCTGACTTCGAGCCAACGTCAGGTCACGGTACGCAAGCCCCAGCCTGGTGCGTGCGTCAGCTTCCGAACGAGACGATGTCTCCGGAATCTCCCGAAGTTCCTGACGTCTCGGATACTCCATGTGCTCGGCCATTGCTTCCCTCTCCGACGATTCCCATAGCGATCTCCCGACACAAGTCTAGAAACAGCGCCACCGGCAAATCCTTGGGTGCGACCTCCACCCTTGACACTGCCTGCTGAACGGCAAGCTCCACGTCGGCTACGCTCAACGCAGACGGCGCGGGTCCCTCTTCACTCGCCCGAGGTTGGGGCTCGCGCCGTCGCAGATCCTCGATCGCTGACACGATGTCGTCAGCCGATCCGCTGTCAGGCTCCAACGCCTCCACGATCCGTGCCCGGACCGTGTGCTGATAGCCGACCTCAGCCATCACCGCCTGACACGACGCGTACAGCTCGTTCTCCTCGGCCTTCTGGTTCGCCGACGACATCGCCTGAAAAACTTCGATCCAAGATTCCCTGTCCAAGAACTCAAAGAATCTCACTTGAGGGTTGATGCGCGTGTCGTCGTCTGCCGGTATCGGGATCATGGCCAAGACCCTAGGACGCGGCGAACCGCCAGCCAACCGAGAAGGAAACAGGTACGAAACCCCTCGATGGCTGACGGTTCAAAGTCCCTTTGAATGTGCGTTCGGCGGGGACCCTTTGAGGCTAGGCCGTCACTACCCTCCGTGCAAACGCTCGAAAAGCATTCCTTTCAGCAAAGACAAGCCTTGCACTAGCGTCCCCACGCCCCGAGGGGTGAGAACATACTTGACGCCAGACTCGGCCAGCATTTGGACCTGGTCGTCGGTCATGCCGTAACTGATGATGCCTCCCGCTTCCACCAGCACCTCGTCGGGTATCAGGGTCAATTGGACCTCGAACGTCTCCGGAGAGGTGTCAACAATCTCCACGGCCACAGCCGAGATCGCGATCGGCTCCTCCTCGATCAGCTCGTCGCTCATGCCGCGCCCTTGGCTTGAGCGATCTGCGCCTCGAGCTGTGCCATCAGATCCCCCGGCGACGACTCGGCCTCAACCTCCTCGACCACCGGCTCCTTGCCCTCGAGCTTCCGGGCGAGCATTGAGAGCAGCGCATCTCGATGAGTGTTCTCGAAGCTGGCATGCTCCCACTCGATCGTCATGCCCATCACCATGTCGTCAGCCATCTCGAGCATCTGGTCGGTTGGCTCCGGCCACGACTGCACAGCCGGCTCCCGAACCTCGTCGAACCAGTACAGCTCATGCACGTAGACCCTGGTCGTCGTTGCCCGCAAGACGACGAGGCGCTCGTGCCCGGCCTTGACGTAGCTGCCCACGCCAACAAGTCCACGGTCTTCGAGCACACGCGCCAGAAGGGTCAGCCCAAGCTCGCCACCCTCACCAGGACCAACTTGATGGGCACTCGTGTACAGCGAAGGGTCGATCTCGTGTTTGGGCACGAAGCCAACGAGTTCGATATGCGACGTCTTCAGCGGCTGCACAAGAGCGATCTCATCGGCGGTCACGTCGACCGTTGAACCGTCGCCGAACTCGTAACGCTTCATCACGTCGGCCTTGCGATCGAGCTCGTCGCCGGTGACCGATGAGACGTACGGCATCCGGATCCTCTCGCCCGTTGCCTTCTCGATTGTCGAGAACGAAACCTTGTCTTCTCGTGCGTCCACATACATTTTGATGGGGACGTTAAGCATGCCCAGAGAGATACTCCCGGTCCATGTTGCGCGTGGCATTTCATTACCTCTTTCTGTTTGGGGTGCAAGTCGCACCGCGAAGCCCACCGACTGCAAGCCGATGGGCAACGCGCTACGACTCGATTGGCAACGATTCACCTTGATCCACGTACTTGATGTAAAGATCGTGGTGTCTATCCCCTTGGTCGTCGTCGCCGGTGGCGTGCCCATCCAGCCATAGCCTGCGAACATCATCGTCGATGACAGCCATTAGGCGTAGCATCGGTTCGATTTCTGAGCACGCCATCTTTGGGCCAATATCAGCAGCCAACCATGGTTCATTCATTGCCTTCACAAACTCGTACGCGGCAGCAACGATCAGTGCCTCATTGTTAGCGCCGCTCACCTGGACAGCTCCTTGCCGCGGTCCACGTAATCCAGAATCGAGTCCATGTCCTTCATTGCCATCGGCATGGCCAAACCCTCGGTGCGACCGATGCGAAACGAGATCGGGTCTCTCACGCCCGTCTGACGAAACACGACGGGCGCATCGATCTCGTCCTGTGCAGGCGTAAGCGCTGTGCCGCCGTCCATCTTGGCCAAACGTCCAAGCATCCGCGGCGAAAGCATGAAACCCTCTGCCGACCCTTCCTTGTGGTAGCTCCTCGTGAACAGGCTGCGCCACATTGGGAAGTTATCGACATCACCAAGCTGCGCACGATCGAACGACGGAGCGACACCCTTATAACCCTCGTCACCCTTGGCCCATGACTCGACACCGATCCAGTCGGCCTCCACAATCACCTTCACCGGCTGGTCACGTTCGGCCCTCTTCGGCTTGAGCATCTTCACCAGCTTCTCGACATCGATGGCATGAAGGCCGAACGTTTGACGGCCAGCCGGCTGCGGACCACTGCTCGCTACCTTTAGCCAGTGATCGGCTTCGCCGACCACGGTCACCGTCATCAGATAGCTGTCGGTCGAAACCACAACCCAATCGCCGGACTTGCTGTTGATGACGAACAACGCCACGTCAAGCGCCGCGCGCACGCCACGATCTCGCTTAGGCGGCAGCGACTGCAACGCGTTGTGAAGTGCCCGATGGACATCCTCACGTGTACCTGTTAATTCCATGATTGCCTTTCATATTTGGGGTGCCAGATGCACCCGAAAGCGCTCCGTCTCGGCCGGTCGGATGGGGCTATGAGGAGACGGAGCGCAATCGGCTATAGCTAGCTCTTACCCCAACCGCTGACGAGCTCGTCAGCAAGCTCACGCGCTGCAAAGTGTCCCCTGGAGTGGCTGCGCCCGACACTCACCCAATCACCTAGCGTCTCGCTCCACACGTTGCACTCAGCGTCAGAGGTCAATCCGCTATTGCTGAGCTTGACGCCAGTTACGGTCTCTTCATTGAACGTGATAGCGAGACCGAAAATCCGTTCAAGCTCAGGCGATGGCCGATCATTCTCAGCCTCGGCGATGTCTTGAAGCGCATACTCCAAGACCAGCTTCAAGTTCAGACCCTTCTCAGCGGCATCCTTAACCATCGCGCTGATGTGCATAGCCGAGAGCGTCCCCTCATCGATGTACTCACCCATTGGACCGAGCCTCAAACTCGAAGAACTCCATCGTCTCGTCGTCGAAAAAGTGGTGACCAATGGAGCTATTAAGACGCTCCAAGTCGTCGAATGTGTATCTCATATTTGTTTCCTTCTGTCGTTGGTGGATCGGATACCACCGCGAGCGCTCACCATTGAAGACCAACGGTGAGCGACGCGCTAGAGCCGATCGGTCCCCTAGTTGCAGTAGGGTGCTAGGTCGCACCGCGAAGCCCACCGACCTAAGCCGATGAGCAACGCGCT